CCTACGTGATTGTTTCTTGACATTCCGACAATAGAGTAATTTGCATCCGCCAATGCACTTGTAAAGTTCACCGTATAGTCTCCCGTCCCATTCTTTGTCACGCTGCTGACGTTACCGCTACCGCGAATCGTGCTAGGACTTGCTGTGGTGCCGTTGAAGTTCACCCAAGCGCGACAACCAAACCGTGGGTAAAGGGTTGAACCGCCGGGGATGACGGATGAGAAGGAACCGTCAGAAGATATTCGGAATCTCTCCGTCGGGCTGCTCGCTCCGTCGGCGGTAGTGGAGAACACTAACCTGCCCGGCATGTCGTTAGCGCCGGGGGTGCCGTCTACTGCTGCATTGATTGATGCTGCTGTTGATGTAAACCCGGTGCCGTCAGCGCCAATCCAGTTGATTGAACCTAAACTATCCCCACTATTAACGATAGTAAAACTACCTTCGCTTAATCCGCGAGACTTGCAAAAGTTCCACGTATTACTGCCACCATCGGCAGAATAATAATAAGTAGAGAGGCCACCAATGGTGCCGCCTACGTCTGCAATTTGGATGCGGTTATTTTGATTTGATGACGAGCCTACGCCACGCGCAGTAGACGTGCCAACTAAGAGCCTACCGGAGCTATCAATGGTCAGGCTTCCCGATGGAGTTGATGAATTAACTGATAAACCCTGAATTAACTGGGCAAGTGTTTGGCTCATTAGTCTTCCTTCTTATCAACCATTCTACAAGAACACTTACTACACTTTTTGCACCAAGTTTTATCGCCGGGGATGGGCTCCATTCCTACTTCCCAGTCATCATAAGAATTTTCATTGCGAATCCAACGCGCAACTTCTTCAAGGTACCGTTTGATTAACTGGGTTGGCATTCTCAGATTGGTCCGATTCCTAGACGAGAACGTGTTGCGCGAATTCGTTGCTGAAGCTCAGGAGAAAGCATAATTGGCTGACGCACCCTAGAGTCTAAGTTCTGGTTAACGATCTCGCTAAAATCTTCTTGCGACATAGGAAAACGCGGATCTTGTCCCACCGGGATGCCTTGAGCAACTGCTGATGGGCTTTGGTACTGATAACCAAAACCTTGAGCTGGGAAGTCGGATCCAGCAGCAAAAGCACTGCCAGAACCTGTGCTGAAGCTAGGGATGTCAGTCCCTGATTGAGAGTAATCTTCGCTTCTAGAAGAAAATTCTTTCCATTTTTGTGCTTTATTGGCTGCACTTGAAAATAGCTTCATAAGAGGATCGGATCCCCGATCATCACGCCCTGGAATGTAAGGTAAAGTTTCTGCCCTTGAAGGCAAATCACGATCGTACCTGATCTCCATTGTCCTGATTGGATCAGCAGAAGAGCTTCCAAACATCAGCGAATCCCTTGAATGTAATCAGTTGCAATCGATCCTGCCGTATTAAGTAGTGATTGTCCCCAAGGGGAGGAAAGTGCTTTACTCAGGAAAGATTTGCCAGGTGTTTGCGCTTCTGGAGTTGTTTCAAGCTTAGGCATTCCGGTAGCACCTGCAGTTTTCTCTGCTGCTTGACGTTGTGCTTCGTCATAGGGAGCACTAACTGCCCTACCTTGTTGCATGGGAGGTGCGGGTACCGCATTCGCAGCACCACTAAAGCTAGCTTGATCGCCTGGGAAGAAAGCTGCTGTCGTACCTTGAAGTGCAGGATCTGCCACAAGTTGGCCGGTTCCGTAGCCACCATAACCTGCTGCCTCTTGGTTAGAACTCATCCTCTTGGCGTACTCACGCTGCGCCAACATTGGGTTGGCCTTCGCCCATTCAGCCATTTTTCCTTGATAACCCATCTTGCCAATGATGGATTCAATGTTACGGCCACCGACTTGCGATTCAGCTGAGTAAAAATCTTTCAGGCTGGCCGGACCTTTAGCACCGGTAGGAGTGAAGCCGGTGGGCAGGCTGGTTTGCATTGCCAACTGCTCGACGCCAGCTGGACCACCGTACTGAGACTTCAGACGGTTGTACTCTTCGTCGGCTGCTTCGAAACGTGTGTTGGGGCTAGTGATTGGGGCCCGGCTACCGGATCCAGGAAGAATCGGTGCAGAGGGTGCGTTTTTAATGCGATCGGGGACATAAGGACCTTGACGCTCCCCCTGCGCAAAAGCTTTTCGTGGGGCAAAAAGAGTACCTAAAGCTGCGTAAGGGCTATCTGCAACAGCTTGCGAACCTAGGAAATCTTGAAGTCCGCCACCAACAAACCTACCTGCCGTACGAAGAGCTGAAGCAGGACCGGCACCAATCGCACCCGCAAGAGGATCAGTTGCCCAACTAGGGACTTTGTTTTTTGGTGCCACTTAACTTACAACAATTCCTTTCCTACAATATTAATACGGGTAAACAAAGTATCACCATGGAAGTCATTCAAACCTTTCCCAACGGTTCCACTATCGAATTTGGTGAAGATTGGCACGGTAATCAAGTGCACCGTGTGTGCAATGCATCAGCTTCGATGTGCAGATACGCGGAACCGTATCACGTAGCGCTGACATATGCGCAGCAATATGAGGAATATTTTAAAAAAGTGTAGGTTTGGCGTTATTTTTTAGGTAGGGGACGTTATTGAGAAGTGTTGAGAATGGCTGCAGCGCAATGGATTTGCGGTTAACGTACAAAGATGGTCATTTAAACCCGGTAATACCTTAGGGGGAGTAAGAGGGGGTTAATTTCTGTAAGTAAAAACTGTACGTAAAAAAATTGTGTACGGTTTTGAAGTACAGGAAATAACCCCCTTTTCTTTCTGTAAAAGAAATAAAGGCAAAAAACCGTCACCTTTGTACATCAAAAGCGCAACGCTCAAACCCTTGACGCCGCAATGGATTTGACCTACCCTTAAGGGGTAGCGAAATTTCCCCTACCTTGGAACGCACACTGGAGCTCTTCAGCGAATACTCCCTGACGCCGCAGGACCTTGCCCATTTCATCGAGGTCCAGCTCAAATTCCAGGAGACCTTCGGCCCAAACCACTGTTGGTGCCTGAAAAAAGTCCTAAAAACCATGGTGGACGGCTTTTCTACAAGCCACTCCACGCGCCCCCTATTTAAAGAAGTGGATGCCAAGCCTCTGGCGCTTGCCATTGTCGGCCAGTATCGAGATGAGACCAAGCCAATGATGGTGAGACGACATGAATGCAAGTCAGTCCACTGCATCAACCCAGCTCACTTCTACTGGGGCACAAAACAGGACGTGTGTTACGAACGCGGGTGGCGGAAAAAAAGTAAGGTGACGCCAGAGCTTGTTCAGGAGCTGCGAAACAAGTACGATTCCGAAAAGATTTCTTTCACTGCACTAGCAAAGTCCTATAAACTTCCCTACCATGTAGTCCGTAACATCTGCAGGTACATCAGCTATGTCTGAACAACTATCAGATACTCTTTGTCCCTGGCACAAACGCAACCATCCTGGTCACAAAGGTCAGTTTGGTTTAATGAGCCAGTGTCTGGACTGTATGGAAGAAGTTGAAAAAGGCAGGTGTGAAATAGATGTAAAAAACTTTGACTTTGATACTTATTGGCAGGTTAAAAAGTTCTGGGACAAGGTAGATATTAAAGGACAAGATGAGTGTTGGAATTGGCTTGGCGCCACAAAGAAAAAAGAAACAGAAACGCAGGCTTATTTCCCTGCTCCTTTCTTTAGCGGGAAGACCCAGTCGGCTGCTCGTGTGGCGTTCTGGACATCCCGTGGATTTACGGGAAAAATGCGGATCTTTCACCAACCTGGATGTTCAATTCTGTGCTGTAACCCACGCCATTTGAGGCTCCGGGAGGTAGAATCAGTGCCGGTTCCTGCCAAAATCTCTACAATAAACCTCAGTTATGGCAACATCTTCCAACATGCAAGAGCAAACAACCTCCAAGGTGGACTCGAAACTTAGCCAAATCCTTCCAAGTTGCTGGCACCTACCGAATCCTAAATATGCAGGACATGTTCGAATCGGTCACGAAAGCCATTTTACTGAGTGGTTTGACACCAAGGAAGAAGCGGAGCTGGAGCGCCGGTGTCTGGAAAAGCGACTTAGTTATGAGTTAATTGAAACCGTAGAAAGTGAAGGTTATTACCCAGAGAGGGCTATTGAAATTGAGGATTTATATCAACAAAGCGGTAGAACTAACGGTCTTTATACAGACCTTGCAATTAAAAGTAAAGAGGCTGTTTAAACGCTTGCTAGACTATTTATAAGAATGGTGTAAAAAATTGGCTCGGTTTCTGACGACGCTTCCAACAAACTTAGGTTATTACAATCTTGGGACCGTAGAAGCCTACCCAACCGGCGGCTCGGGCCCTACGGCGTACGGAGCTACGAGTTATTTTGGGAGTGATCCGCTTCCTCCCAGATTAGGAGATTCGATCAACAATCCGGCTGACCTTGGCGATCTTACTGCCCTCTTTCGTTCTATTCCAATAACTAATACGCACGGGGGAAAAACACGTATTCAGTCGACTTTTTTTAAATTCAATATTACAAGACACCGTGCTATCCAAATTGTACAAAATTTTAGTCCTACTTCTTATCAAGCAAACACAAATAAAAATACAATCATTTCTTTCTATAAAGTAGAAGACGGCAACCACAGGCGGGAGTTGCCTATCAATAATGAAGGTTACGTGTGTAACGTTGCCAGCATCTCGGATAGTGATTCTGACGGAGATAACGGCGGTTATCAAGACGATTACCCAACAACTTTTCTTGATATAGGTACTTACATAATCCTGATTACAAACGATATTAAGTTTCTTGAGACAACTTATTCATTCACAATTAGCACAACCCTTAACGATTGGCGATATGTAACTGAAAGCGTTGCAGAGTCACTTGATTTTGGTTCTGAGGTTGGTGGTTACGATTCTGCCCTTGATTTTGGAAGTGTTGTACAAGTTGCAGGTACTAGGGCTGAATATCCTTACTCTTCTACAAGCGGTTTAGGTTATACGCGGGCTGGGGTTTCACCTTGATCAAATTTCTGCTAACCTGACAAAAGCCGTCTAAAAAACATGAAAGTTGTAACGCTCCAGCAAATGGAAGAAAACTTCGATGCGATTTTAGATGACGTGGCTGACAACAAAGAGCACTACAGGATTCAGCATGATGGTGGCGATGTCATGCTGATCCCTATTGAAAGCTATGAAGTGCTCAAGGACGTGTACACCGACTGGGTTGAAGAGCCGCAGAACATCCCTCCAGTAGAAGGATTTGATCCGCAGCAGTTGCCAGTGGTGGAGTACGTTGCTGAAACAAAAACAGAATCTGTTTAGGCTTTGGGCATTCCTTCAGGAATTGTAGATCGGGCCCAAGACGGGAGTTGCATTTGTTCTTCGCTATAGGCAGGAAGCGGAGCTTCGCCTGATTTTTTCAGAGCTTCTGAATAATCTTGTTGTGCCTGAGAATAAGAAACTTGCCCAGCTTCCCTTGCCGGTGCATACTGATCAGAAACTCCAGAATTGGCGCGGGTGTATTTATCTCCCGTAGGTAGGGACGATAAATAAGTTCCGGCGGCTTTCAATCTCGTATCCGCTTGCTGCAGTCCGATTTGACCCGGAGTTCTAGATTGGGCGTAAAGCTGTTGTTGAGCTTCGTTTGTTTGCTGTTGAATGCGCTTTAAAAAGTCACCAGCCATCTGGTAGGAACCCAAAGGCTGTACCGACTGATAAACCACTGGAGGCGGAGGGGTGATGACTGTCGGCTTTGGAGCGCCCATTTTGACTACTGCTTCAACTGTACTGTTACACTGATTTTACTCGTGACAAACCCATAGAGATGTTGGATTCCAACGACGCCAAGAGGGCCGAGGATGATGATCAAAAGCAGCTCCGCAACAGTAAGAGGACGTGATTTCATGTTGATACGGGGTTTTGTTTAAAAGATAGCACAAATCTCATAATTGTGAACAGTTTTTTGCTTTCTTCTAATAGCAGTTCCAATTGTGCTAGGAGAAATGCCCAACACACGGCCAGCTTCAGCTCTAGAAACAAATTTTAAAATTTCTCCGGTAGACCTGTTTTTTAAAGTTAGTGGTTTTTCATGTATTTCTCTTAGTTTTTTCTTTTGCTCATCGGTAAAACACCTATTTTTTATTGCATTTCTTAAATTCTGCAAGTGTTGTTCAGTGAATTTTCTACCGCGTTGGGCTTCACTCATTTTTTGCTTATGTTCTTTAGTCCTCGGTATCCCCCTAGATCTTGCACCTATTTTTGCTTTAACTTCATCTGATAATTTTTTTCCCTTCAATGCTATTTTGTTTGCTTCTCCAATTTTTCTTTTTGTTTCTTCAGATAACACTCGTCCCAACATTTTTTGTCGCCGTTTTTCAATAGTTTCAGGAGATGGTTTAAATCCGCACGAGAATCCTGTAACAAGAGCTTTACATCTATTTGCAAAATGAGGATTTACATCTACTTCAAAAAAAGCATGAAGCTGTATTTCGGCAGATTGGGCTGCCTCTCTACTATCAAATTTGCTTAGAATAATTTTATTAGTGGGTTTAAAATTTTTATCTTTGAAAGTACCAAAATATTTGCTATCCTCAATTGGTGGACACTTACAAGAGCGCACACCAATGTAGCCCCTACCCCATTCTTCGTAGCTGTAGTATACGTAATGATACGGTTTATTTTTTGGAGCAGCCATGTCAGGCGATCATGTTGAAGAATGTACTGATATGGATGAGTTTAACCAACTTTTGGCCATGGTGTCTACTGATGTGTTATGGAAAGTTTTGATGACAGCACAGCAGCGAATGCTAGCAACGGCATTGTGGGAGGCGTGCAATTACGGAGGAAAACCAAAACCAGGTGATTTGCGACACATGGAAAAGAAAAGAATTTATGCGGAATGGGTTTTACGAATTGATCATCGCCAGCAATGGAATAAAGCGCAAAAAACCGTTAAGCTGTAGCAAAGATAAAACAACCTGATGGAACTAGAGGAGTGGCTTGAGGATCCGGTGGAAGAAGAAGAGATCTTTTTTAGTCAACCACCAAAACCTAAGCAATACTTAAGTTATCGGTTTAGCAACCTCAACGTCGAGGACGTAACCGTAGAAAATTATGAAGAAATGTTGATAGCGTCTTTGGCGGAGCAGGTGAGCATGTTTATTCCGCCCTCAGGTAGTTTCAAAACACCAGATCTTCAGCGCTACCTGGAACTGCTAAAGACATACGAGACTAGTACAAATGATCTAATTCTTGGTTTTTCTTTGGCGGATCAAATCAGGATTACTTTCAGTGACATGAAGCCCGCCACGATCTGCGAGAAGTTTCCAGACATTGACCTGGTTACAAAACGCCGATACCGTTGCGTAGCCGAGTACCTTATACGGCAAGGCGAACTTGCCAAAGTTAAAGATGAAAGCGGTAAGCTAGTTAAGAAGATAGGAAACATGGGTAAAGCTGTGGTTATTTACGAGCCACTAGCTAAAATCCGACAAACCCTCCAACGCTCTGGCCTCTCTGAATTTATTAAAAATGACCAATCGTCGCAAGGAACTGCTAGCGAAACTGTATCTAGCGAATCCAACTAAGGAAGAACAAATCCTGACACAGCTCACCATTGAGCGGATCTGTGCGGATATGTGTGATTTCTATGAGCGGTTCTACGCGCAAGAAGGACCTGGTGCCATGGTGTACGTCCCCAGGGCAAAAGAAGAGGCTGATACGATGTTTTATCTGACTGTTCCCCACATGATTTCAGCCTTGGATGACTTCAGGAGTAAGGAAATGGAAGGTCCAGAAGAAGTAATGCAAAAAGCCATTGCCAGAGCCGAGGCGTTAGATCCTGATAAAGAAGCGCTGTTTATTATTCAAGATGAAACAAAAATGTCGCTTATCCATTACAAACGTGATGCGTCCGCTGCAGGTCCGTTTATTGTTACGTGAGTAACAAACCGTGGCTGGCTAAGCACCAGTATTTATCCAAGATCAACAATGTTGTTGATGATTGGCTGACTCCTGTTGAGTACCTTCCTTACATTGATGCGCTTCTGGGTGACATTGATTTAGATCCGTGCTCTACTCACTTAGCCAACGATCAATTTTTAAGAGCAAAACAGATATACACCCTTAAAGAAGATGGGTTAAATATTGAGATTCCCTGGACTGGAGTAACTTATTTGTTTCCTCCTACTTATGGTAGATGTTCCTTTAACAAAGAACGCGGAACCTGGCGGTGGGGACTTCGAGGTGGTGGGCCGCAATGTAAGGCGCCAGCAGCGATATGGTTTAACAGGTTAGAAAAAGAATGGAAATTAAGAAATATACCAGAGGCATTATTTTATACAACTAATCACGAGGTGATGCGAACGAACCTTTCTATATGGAATTATCCAGTCTGTATACCCGAAAAGCGCTGTAATTTAATTCACGGCAAGCTTTTATCTGTAATTTCTGGTCCGTTCACCTGGGGCTACTTTGTTTACCTTCCTCGTGCTGAACTAGGGTTTAATCAAGCCGATAAATTTATTGAAATTTTTTCTCACATCGGGAAAGTAATTTATTGATTAACCCGTTCAAGGCGGCGTTGTACTGGACTTCGTGGGGCACCGTACGCATTTTTAAACGAGTACGTGGCATCTCCAGGTCCGGAAACCAGGAACCGATCATCTTCTTTGCGCTCTTGCGTTAAGCTTGAACGTTTATCAACCCTGCGTTGTGCAAGGGCTTTTGCGGCAGCACGTTTCCCTGGAACGTTATCTAAGGCTCTTTTAACTCCTTGATAACGGTTGTCAACGTCGTAATCAGTGCTAGTCTGTAGGCTCATAAAGCTATTCTGACAGCAGCAAACCCATGGAAGACCTGGTTAACAGTCCTTCACATTACGCTTCTGGGTCTGTGGAATGCATTGATGCGATTGAAGCTTCTCTTACTGTCGAAGCTTTTCGTGGTTACTTAAAAGGTAATATCCAAAAATACCTATGGAGATACGAAGAGAAAGGTAATGCGCTACAAGATTTGCAAAAAGCAGAATGGTATTTGAAGCGTTTAATCGCTTCATTTAAAAAATATGGATCCTGACGAAATTCTTTACGAATACTGTCCAGAGCTTCAGCTCATTGATATGTTGGACTGGCTCCAGGATACTAAAGGTTTTTCGGTGAACCCAATCCCCCCTGCCCTTGATTCCAATAACGAAAAAACCGACGAATAGTTTCTCCAGTTGGGTCCCATTCCAGCACTTTTCGTTCTAAATACTCAATTGCTTTGATTTGGTTAGGGGTTCCCATATAATTTTCACCAATATTAAGCAGACATTGTTTTAGTTGGCACCTGTGTTCTGTAAATAAAGGAACTTGAACATCAGGCGCCAAATAAGTATTGAGTTCTACTCTGCGACGCTCTTTTAAAAACGGTGCAGCATGCCGATACGCTGGATTAATGTACGGACTCCACTCTTTAATGATGGCGTTCTTGCTGGCACGGTTATTGATCAACTCCAAAAGAATGCATTCTTTAAAAACTGCCAACCCAACACTGTGGGCGTAGCTCAAGATAGCTGCACGTTTTTTAGGGTTGGTGGGCATGGCAACGTAGTGCGCTACTTTGGGTGCAAATTCCTCTAAATCTCGAACAAGCTGCTCATCAATTTCTTTTTGGGTTGCCCTGGAGAACATGCCAACCCAAGACTTACCAAGGCGTTTGCTGCCATAACCGATCCTCCATTCGCCGTGTTCAGTTTTATACGCAGCAAAACGGCCAAAACCGCAGTGGGTTCTGGCCGGAGTGTAAAGCTGTATAAGCTTTACGGCTGTGTCGTTAAGAAAAGGGCTTTGGTACTTCTTAGGGGACAACTACGCTGCCAACGTACGACGCCTCACTATAATCGTCAAACGACATCAGCACAACGTAGTCTTTTGCAGCGTTTGTGACGGTAACTGCAACAGCACCTTTACCCTTGCCGGCTTTTGCAATGTCAAAGTATTTGTAATAACCAGTAGGAGCAGTGCCTGCAGTAAAGGAATCTTCTTGAAAAATCTCAATATTCAGCAGAGCAGCGCTTTTGTCAATCTTGACAATAAGGTCACCGGTGCTTGCTGGGTTTACGCGGAAAGCACGGGTCAGATCGCCGACATTGCCTGCAGCGGTTGGCCCCAGGTAGGTGATTTCAGAACCGCCGCTGACCTGCAGCTTGTCCAAAGTGCCTTTAATAGTACGAGTGACGGCCATGGGTATTAGGAAAGTTGATTGGCAGTGAGGTAGTTGAAGTTGATTTCAGCATCAATACCGTGTTCTTTCAGGATATTGAAGAACAGCTGACGATCCATCATTTTTTGATGAAGCATGTCGATGAACGCTTCTTCCAACTCGTCTCGGTCCAGGTCTTTAATCGCAAAAGCTGCCGCGTGAACAGCAAACTCCTGATCGACTGAAAGGTTTAGAGCATCGGCGTCCATCAAATCGCCCAATCTATGAAGTAATTCTAACAGCCGTGATTAAAATTGTCGTTAAACTGGGTAAGGAAGCTGTTGAAGCGGCATGTAACGACGGTCCTCAGCGAATGCCGGGGGGTCTTCCGGGTTCTCAAAACCCCCTGATTGCAGTGCTGGCAGTCTTTCTGTTACGTACTGGTTTAAGTAGCTTTGCGTGGCTGGTGTGGCTGTCATCGTGCTTACGACCTGGACTTAGAAGGTAGGTGCCAAAACCGTAGGCAGTAAGAAAAGTAAAACCAAAAATTAAAATCAATGGTTCCACTTGCCGTGCACCGTTTTAACCACTATATTTTACCTAAACCAGATTCAAAACATGGAACAAACTGACATCGCCTATGAATTGATGCGTGCAGCGGTCAGCGGCGTCAGTAAGCTACAGACGCTGAGGCACATAAAAGAAACATATCAACAGACAGATAATGAAATGAAACAGCTACTAAACTTGTGTAGTTTTAAATCAAAACCAAAACACATTGATTATAAAAACTTTGCAAACAAGCAGTTCCCAGAGGGAGTAAAAAAGTACAAATTTCCATTTACACAGATTTACACGTTTGAGAATTTTTTAACACCAGAAGAATGTCAAGAATTGATTGAAACCGCTGATAGCAACTTGCGGCCATCCACTGTTTCAAATAAAGACGATGACGTTATAACTTCAAAGCACAGGACCAGCAAAACATCGGATCTGCATTACTTTTCATCTTCTTATTTAAACAGTATTGACAATAAAATTTGCAGCTTTATGGATTTAAATCCATTTATTGGAGAGATTATGCAGGCGCAGAAATACGAGCCAGGACAATACTATAGAGCGCATCACGATTATTTTTTTCCGTTAACAAGAGAATACAAAACTTACACCGAGTGGATGGGACAGCGTACCTGGACTTTTATGCTTTATTTAAATGATGTAGAACAAGGAGGCGAGACCTACTTCAAACACCTTAAATTAAAAGTTAAGCCAAAACAAGGAATGGCTATTTTTTGGAATAATTTGTACAAAAATGGGGTGCCTAATCCCAAAACACTGCACGAAGCTTGTCCTCCAGTAAGCGGAAACAAGTATGTAATTACTAAATGGTTCCGCAGCTGGTCGCTAATTTAGTTAGCAGCGATCTGGAATTTTACTCGTGCGTTAGTGCCGCCAGACTCGTGGAAGAAGTTAGCACGCAGTTTTTTCATAGGAAAACCAGACACGTTATAAGCGTATGTTCCGTTTTGCGTAATGGTGTTAGAGATCATGGCACCGAAGTTGGTGCCATCGGTGCTGCCGTCTAACCGCACCACCACTGAAGTATCTAAGTTTGTTACGGTAGCTACTAACGTGTAATTCCTGGTAGACAGGTAATTTGTTGTGTAAACATCAACTACATCAGTTACGCCAGGATTGGACAGTGTTGGGAAATCAAAGAATACTGTCTGCTGGTAACTTTCAAAATAACTCACGGTAGCACGCGCTTAGTCCGTTTATTTTACCTGGCTGAGATAACAAATGTAACTGTTGGTGTTCCTGTATTAATTGTTACGAGGCGGCAACGAACCGCCTTGAGAGGAAAATTAGTGACGTTGTACCCAGTTGTACCATTGGAGGAGATGGTGGTATCGGAGGCCGCCAGGGAGAAGAAGTTCGTGCCGTCTAAGCTGCCTTCAAAGCGCACTACGACACTGGTTCCGATACTAGCAACAGTGACTTGAAAGCCGAAATTAATGGGTGCAAAGTCATCTTGATCTGCCACCAAGCACGCTGTGGTCGTTCCTGTGGCAGTAAGGGCCGTTGGATAAAAGAACAGCGTATCGTTAAAGATTGGTGAGGTAGACATGGCTGATTATTTCTTATAATCTAGTGTACTCTTAAGTAACCATTGGTTCTTTTTGTGAACGCGGCCACGTTCAACACCAAGATCGAGGGTGAGTTGGTCACCGATCTGCTCTGACATTTTAATCAGCTCTTCAAATTTCTGCGCAAGAAGGTTGTGGTTAGTTGCCAGTTGGAGAATAATTGTTTCTTGGTTGAAGCAACTTTCTAAAGGAATTTCTGGCATCATTGAGTACACCAAGTCCTCAACTGTTTTAGGTGTTGCAATATCAAGAGAACGGATATGTTCGGCAATTGTGTCATTACCTTCTTCCATCTCTTGATAGATGCGTTCTGTCAAGAGGTGAAGTTGGTAAAACTTGCCGCCCATCAGGTTCCAGTGCACAAGCTGGGTCTGGTGGTAAACGTGGATAGAATCCCGCAGGCACTGCGTTAGGTGGCAGTAGCAAGGAGTTGTTTTATCGGTTGTAACTTTAGCCATTTAAATCACCAGAGCCGAGAACATGCCCAGTAGCGTGGGCTGTTTTTGTCCATTTTTTCATCGCACCTCATTCTAGCTCGGAAGTTCTTACGCCGCTCAGGATCGTGATGTTGCGTATAATCTTCATATCCACGTCTGCCGTACCTTACAATCTTCTCTTCTCCGTCATAACAGGACTTGACCACCCACTTGTGCGTATCGCCCTCTGGGGCACGCTGGGGCTTGTTACACTTCATGTGCTCCTTAGCTAAGCGTTTGGCTTTTGCGCGGTCAGCCATCAGACGTAATAATCGCTACGATCTTGAATTGTGGTGCCAACTTGGCCAGTAAGGAGCGGATATTTTTCAGTGCGCTCATCTTGAGCTTTTTCAATTAACTTTGAAACCTGATCAGCATAATCTTGGGCAAATTGTTTGGGATCAGGTTGCGATCCAGCCGAGGGTTGCATCATTGCAAATGTAAGGTATGGCCTGAGCGGAAGGCGTAATTCTTACGGAGCAAGGTTTTTGCTCCATCCATTCTTTAAGTTTACCAACCCTTTGCTCTGAGTAGTTCTGATGGGCGGGGCTCATGTAATCAAATACGTGTTGCGAACCTTTGGCTCGGTTGCAATTGGAACATGCGCACGCCAGGTTATTTCTAGTACTGTGTCCGCCTTTATGTTTGGGAACAATGTGGTCAATCGTGGCATCACGATCGCTCAATTGTTTATCGCAATAAGCGCAACACCAATTCCAATCTTCAAAAATACTTTCTCGAAATCGTTTACGCGCAACTTTAGGACTGAGAACAATTAAGTTAGCCAGTAAATCGTTTTCGCAGTGAAACATGAAGTTGTCATGAATCCTTACACAAAATTAAGGTGCACACACCTGCCCTGTACGCTATGCTTGTACCGATCGCCCCAGTAGCCCAATCGGAAGCAGGCAAGGACCTTAAAAGTCCTACAGGTGTCAGTTCAAATCTGACCTGGGGCATTGCTGGATTAGCTCAGTGGTAGAGCTAACATGTTTTACCAACTCTCCAGCGTTCTCGACGGTAGTCACGTCCGTTGCCCCTGTTTTTGGATTTATATGTCGGAGTTTGTGCGTGACAATTTGGGCAAATTAATCGAAGATTTTCAAAATTGTTGTTTTTATGGTTTCCGTCTTTGTGGTCCATTTCTAAAGGTATTGGCTGGTTATTCCATTCTGCATGTTTACAAATTTCACAGATGAGTGGTTTTAATTTTTTTAAATAAGTACGCAAAGCCTTTGGGGCAGGACTTTTTTTACCTTCAAGCCAGTCTTGCATCAGTTTATTTGACTTATGCTGTGCTGAACATTTAATAGAACAGTATTTTATTTTAAAAGACTTTAAATCATTTATTTTTACATTACAATTTAAACAATTAAGCACTGCCCCTTGTTTTTTACGTTTTTTGTTATTAATTTTTGCCGCACAAGATCGAGAACAATATTTTGCTTTATTTGTGAATTTTTCAAATAATAATGGTTTTGTGCAACATAAGCACAAACTAGGGTTTTTATTGTAATCAGCAAGTTTTAACGCGTATTCTTTCTTGGCTTGATCAATTAATGTCTGCCTTCCTCTGCTGGCCGCATCTAATATTCTTTGGTACCCCTCTTCCGTCCACTCAGGCATGAGCCGCTCACTAGATCTGAATCCATATTAACATAAATAAAGCCCCAGGTGTGAATCGAACACACGACGAAAATTTACAAAATTTTTGTTATGACCACTTAACTACTGGGGCAGTAGTGGATAGACCAAAATACACTGTACACGTTTTTAAATTTAAAGTAAACCGTTGGTCCTCGGTTCAAATCCGTGGTTTGGCTTAATCCGTTAAACCGATAGAAAACTCATCCGGATTCTCAGCTGGATCGTAATCAGCGTCTTCCAATAGCTTCAGGAGCCAGTGGTGGACACGATCCGTGACCCAGCGAAGATCCTCGTCTGGCACATCACGAATGATGGAATCAAGGCGGAGTTCACGCGAAGGCTGCTTCATATGGTCTGCCAGTATCTCAAGGGCACGATAACGACCTGGCGTGAAATCTCCTAGCATCTTGTTAATCCGCTAAGGCTGCAGAGGTCAGTGCTTCCCGTTCGGCTTCTGCTGCTTTGGCATCTTCTTCTTTCTTTAAGATTTCAATGATCTCCAAGGCGCCAGAAACTTTTAAATAACCTTCTTTTGTAAGGAGAAGATTAGCTTCTGCAGTACGGATCTGCTCAGCAAGATCGGATAATTGCTGCTTGAGTCCAGCTTCTAACTCTTTGATGGTCGCCATAATGCGGTAAATTTTATAGTTATATTAACAGATTATTAGCGTTTAGCAAGCGGGGTTAATAGTCCTGCCAGCATTTCCAAACCACGGTACACGCGTTCTACTGCCGTATTGGCTGTAGGTGTTTTTGTCATATTAATTACAAGCAGCGCAATAACATGTAAATGAATGATGATTGTTGAAAAATCTTGTAAACCTTGCGCAAATTGGTGGATGTGTTTTTCCACTGTTAGAAGGTCCAACCCCACCCACTAGCACCGCCGCCAACAAACAAGCGAGGGTCCATGTTGGCAAAACTGTAATGTTGATTCTTACCAGAGGTTGGCCCTTGTTCTAACCAGTGTCCGCCTACAAGGTCAAGCTCACCAAATGGATCTTGGACTAACCAGTAAGAGTCAGAATATCCTGAAATTACAATGAAATGGCCGCCCCCTCTGGGTTTATCAACTGTTCCGTGGTGGAGGATACCAACAGCAACGGGCTTTCCTTTTTTAATTTGCTCTTGGATGTCTTGAGCATCAAGGTTCATCTTGAAAGATGCCGTAACACCAAGATCAGCTAAGGCTTTGAAGTGAGCTTCCCGTGTTGTTGTGTCACCGTGCTTATTGACGTAATGAAGGTAATCTACGTCGTTGTTAATGCCCTTCACGCCAAGGTATTTAAGGCACATGGCAATAGAGCTGGTTTGACACTGGCGCCAGCCTTCTGGACCGTTGTCCTGTTGCCAGAAATATGGGAAATTACGAAGATATTTTAAATTTCCCTCGACAGCGTACGGCTTTTGTTCTGGTTTTAGGCCCAGCCAGTGGGCGTCAAACACCCACCAGGTGCCGAGCGAACCTAAATCAAGTTGGGTGTGTCCGTCTTGCTGTTTGAGGGCAGCTTTAACGGGGTAAGTGCGGCCTTGATAAACTTTGGCTTTTTGATCGTTGGGTAAAGTATCTGCAGCAACTGGTTGTTTTTTAAACCATGTTTGCTGTTTAGAAGTTACGTTATTGGGCGCAGACATAAAGATAGGAACTATGGTCCTATCTTAGCCGCTAAATTACTTTAGTGAAGGTGACTAGCAGGCACAACTGGTATTAGCCAGCCATGCCCATTAACGAGAATGGACGTATTAGCCTTCAGTTTCGGGTGCAGAAAATACACCATTAACATATGTCCAGCCGACTGTGGCACAGACATCTTCAGGATTCAAAATTGCTGTCCAACCGTTGGGCGGTTGCCACTCTGTTTTTCCGTCCCATACCGCTACACCTTGAACGATGCCGGCGTCATCAACCATTGCGTAGTTTGCCATAGTTTTAGATTAGTAGACAAAAACTATACACTGGCCGTCACCGCCTGCACCTGGCGAGACGGAAACACCGCCTGGATCACAGCCGGAGCCACCCCCACCTGGTTGTGCTCCAGCCTGGCCCGATGATCCAACTGCTTGAGCAGTGCCACCATTGCCGCCAAAAACTGACGTACCGCCGGCGCCCAAGCCAGTGGTTCCATCATGTGCACCGCCACCGCCGCCGCCATATAGAGCCTTGCCTCCAGCGTATCCACCACCTACACCACCAAATCCGCCTCCTGCACCACCCAAATTAGCGCTTCCACCGCCTGGTGAGGTAAAACCTTGCCCTCCTGCTGTGGATGAATCATATCCAGTGCCAGCTGTTGAAAGTGTGCCAGCACTCAATAAACCACCGCCACCGCCGCCAGTTGAGTTGGCGCTACTTGCAGTGCCTCCACCAGGCCCACCGCCGTAAGCGGTAAGCAATGAACCAAATGTGGAATTTTGCCCGGCAGCACCATTGGTGTTTGTTGTTCCAGCTGCAACTGATCCACCACTACCAATAGTTACCGTAACTGTAGAAGGAAGACTTGAAAGTAAATACTCCCCAAAGATACAAGCACCTCCGCCGCCACCACCACCACCCACGGTTGTACGTCCACCAGAACCACCGCCACCCCAAAGGTAAATCCGGGCCACGGTGCCGGTAGATGGTTTAGTCCATGTACCAGAACTGGTAAATGTTTGAACTGTTGCAGCGCTTGAAACTGTGCCCCAAGTTGGCGGAGAACTTGCGCCTTGGCTAAGTAAAGCTTGTCCAGTAGTACCAGTGTTTGTGCCTGTGGCGCCGGGAGATATGGCGCCAGTTGAGGTAATGCGAACGCGTTCAGTGTCGTTTGTATATAAAATTAAGTTTTTGTTGTCTCTGACATCAATAACCCCATCCCCGGAAGATGATTGACCAAAGTCGACTCCAGTAAAAGTGGATGTTGTAGAAGAAACGCGATTGTAAATATTTCCAGAACCAGAAACGTGTAGCGATTGTTGGGGATTAGCGGTACCAATCCCTACTCGCTGTGCCGAATCAACCGTTACAGCTTGTACACCACCTGTAGCAATACCTAAAACGTTAGTACCTGACAGGAATAACCCGGTGGACGTATTAGAACCAAATGTAATACTTGGCGTATTTGCAGTACCGTTCGGATAAGTAACACCTGCTGCAACATAATCAGCACCGGCCAGAATTACACCCCAGAACTTCTCGCCAGCTGCTGGAGCAGAAGAGAAAACAATATTGCTACCAGAAAATTTAAAACCTTCAGTACCTGTATAGTCCGGTTTCTGCGGTACACCACCGACAGAAATTAGACAGTTTTGCTCGTTAACAGGGAAGGGTACAGGAGTAAGCCCTTGGACTGTTAAAGCAAAAGAAGTGGTGCTTCCATTGAACCCGGAAGAAATATCGTCGATAACACGGTAAGTTGTGTTAGCAACTTGAAGATCGTTCCCTAAGTACGGCACTTTTATTACTTCGTTGTTTTAGATTTTGGTTCCTCTATTGTAGCGGGGGCAGCGTCAGCAGAGGTAGCTTCAGGGTCAGCAGGCGTTGCGTCAGCGGAAACAGCCTCGGGGGAAGCAGAAAGAGGGGGCGTGGACAATTCTTCAACTGTCACAGGCTCTTGTACTGCTTCGGGTTCTTCCGCCACTTCCTCGCGGTTACTGTTCGGACCATTGGCAGAGGGTTTTTCAGGCCAAACAATTTTTAAAGGATCCTGTCCTGCAAAAGTTTGAGGGATGTCACGAAGTTGCTGGCGGTAAACAGCCCATGCGTGCTGATCAACCGTGCAACCTTGGATCATGGTCCAATCGGAGGCAGTCAGGAGTTGATCCCTCTTGCTGATCGCTTGGTCCCAGGTGTAGGGTTGTACGTCTGGATTGGGGAGTGGTTCGTTGCCTTCGGCAAGCCAAGCCAGGTATTCGCGGTAGTCGGTATTAGCCTCATCGGGTGGGATGAAGGCGTTGTCCGCGAGGCGGAGGATGGTGTTGCCGGTGGTGAGTTGATAGGTCATGGGTTACAGCTCGATTGAGGCAGTAATTCCTGTTTGGTAATAACCTGTGCCAGCACTTGCGCCGGTAGTTGCACTAATGCGTACAGCATCAACTGATTGACTTACTACAGTTCTTGCTGAAGTAAAAAGGCTTTCTCCTCCACTAGTTGCTGTGCATGTTGGGGTTGCTCTCATTGTCACAGGAAACCTGATGGTGCTGTTATAAGTAGTTGCGTTATCTGTTTTGCATTGAAAAATGTTCACGCTATTATCTGCATCTTTGAAGTAATACCTCTGACACAACGCCAGCTCCTGCCCGTAGCTCCTGCGCTCAAACGGTGTGGCGACGCTGCCGGGTTCAAGTTGGACGCCGGTGATGTAGAAGGTCGCGCCGTTGGTGCTGATTACTTGGGTTTGGCCAGTGGCGCCGTAATACAAATTTGCAGACCAAGCATTTGCAGTTCCAGAATAAGTAGAGCCACTTCCTAGTGAAAAAATTACACTAATGCCGGTGCCACTGGTAGCAAGCCAAGTCCCGGCCGTTGGTCCTGCAATGGTGATACTTTTTTGCTCAAAGGTGTTTGCGGAGTTGATTGTATAGCTGAACGGATAGCTGTAGCCAGTCTCATTCGTTATGGACCCTCCAAAGGTTCCCGTCAGGCTAGAGCGAACCCAAAAGGAAAGCGTAACTGTCGCAGCACCGGTTGCGCCCCATCCCAGGTCCGCGATGTTTAAGCCTTCGATTCTCTGACCAAGGACGTAAATTTGACTAGCTCCAATGCTTGCGTCAGCAGTTGTTACAGTCGCCAATAGAGAGTTTGTGTACCCAGCCGGCGCTGTGGTTGACCTAGCAACCGTGAAGACGCCATCAGTAGCTTGACCTGTTGCAAAGAAACGATCAGTTCCAAAATAACTTCCTGTTCCGTTGACTGTCACACTCGCCCCAGAATTGCGCTGGTCGATCCGCATGTCGCCATTGATGATGCGGTTACGTGCGCCAGCAAGCGCCCCACCGTTCAACGCTGCAGTTTGAATATTACTAACTGAACCAGTATTGCCATCAATTCTGTAAAGATCGACGTTAGTTAATGCCATTATTGGTTACCTCCTTAGGTCTGCTGCAGGTAACTAATTGTAATGTCTAAGGCGGCAGAAGTATCAGAACTAGCTCGAATAATATCACTAGAGTTAACAATAATCTTGCTACCCGAAATCATCTCCAAGGAGGACCCCGCAGGGACTGGTGCACTCTTAATTAAGTACACACCAGTTCCGCCGTTGGGGAGCAGATAAACGTTAGCGTTAGCGCTACTTCCACTTTTATTTGAAATCAGGATACTCAGAACAATCAGTGTCGCGGTGCTACCAGCGGTAACAATGTCAAAGGTTGTTGACGTGTTTGATTCGTTAGTGCCGGTCGTAGCTTGAACCAGGCTCGATTTGGTGCTTTTTGTAAAAGTATTAGCCATATCAGCCTAGGGCAACAATAAGAGCAAGGTTATCAGATGAAAGGAAGCTTCCTGTAACGGTCAAAGATCCGGTAATGGAAACGTTGCCTGGAATGGACACAGAGCCCGATCCATCTATTGTAAGACTAGCAACACCATTGTTGACCAAGGCGATCTGTCCAGGTGATGGACTAATGATGCCAGTGTTTGCGCTAGTTGCAAATTTTAAAGCACAACTGGAAAGGGAGCCTGGAGAAAGTGAACTGTTTGTGCCATCTTGACGCAAAAGCGGATAGCCACCTGCAGTTGCGCCGTCATGGACAACACAAACATTTTTACTAGTATCTACAGTAACTTCACCGACAGCACCGGTAAAAGATGCTGTTTCAGCGGTAGTACCTCTTCGAAATTGTACTTGTGTTGACATAATACTATCCTAACGCAATTGCAATTGCAGTAGCAAAATCTTGAGAAGCGAGAGTTGCTGTTTCATCTGGAATTGTGAGAGTACGGTTTGCAGTTAAAGTTGTGGGGGTAAAGGTAACTGCATAAGAGTTAGTACCACCAGCTCGGCCATTGAGAATAATTCCGTCCTGTGTTGAAGTTTGGCGGAATGTTTGCCCCGTGGTGTTGGTGAACGTGTTGGCGCCAGTGAAGGCATTGTTGCTTCCCACGTAAGCAAAGGTACCGCCGGTGCCAAAATTAATCGTTGATCCGTCGGTGGCGGTCAACGTCATCGTGTTGGAAACGGTAAGAGTTTTACCGTCAGCAATCGTCAGGGTCGAGCCTGTTGCTGGAGCCGTGATGGTTACTTTATTGATCGTCGTGGCAGAAGCAACGCCCAAGGACGGTGTTGTCAGTGAAGGAGAAGTTGCAAGTACAACCGAACCAGTACCTGTTACCGCTGTAATGGCAGTCCCGTTGATCTTGAAAGAGTTACCGGCGCCTGCAGTATCAAATGTTTTATTGGTTAAAGTATCGGTCGTAGCTTTACCAATTAACGTATCTGTAGCTGCCGGAAGGGTTAATGAACCTGATGCAGTTGCAGAAGCAAGCAGCGTGGTTGTACCTGAAGTAGAGCCGCTGAAGTTAACTCCGGTATTACCAAAAGTAGGGAGCGTCGCTAGTACAACCGAACCAGTACCTGTTACCGCTGTAATGGCAGTCCCGTTGATCTTGAAGCTGTTGCCCGTACCTGCGGTATCGAACGTCTTATTGGTTAAGGTATCAGTCGTGGCTTTACCGATCAGCGTATCCGTTGCAGCAGGCAAAGTCAGGGATCCAGAAGCCGTTGCAGACGCAAGTACCGTCGTGGTGCCTGATGTGGACCCACTGAAGTTAATTCCGGTAGCACCAAAAGTTGGAAGCGTCGCTAGTACAACTGAACCAGTGCCAGTGACTGCTGTAATTGAAGTTCCGTTAATTCTGAAGCTATTTCCAGTGCCAGCAGTGTCAAACGTTTTGTTCGTCAGCGTATCTGTCGTCGCTTTACCAATTAAGGTATCTGTCGCAGCAGGAAGCGTCAGAGTACCAGAGGCCGTTGCGGACGCAGCTAGAGCGGTCGTGCCTGAGGTAGAGCCACTGAAGTTGGCACCAGCAGAACCGATTGTTGGTGTTGTCAGTGACGGGGAGACGTTAAAAACAGCTACACCCGTACCGGTTTCATCGCTCAGTACGCCAGCTAACTGGGCTGAAGTCGTGGAAGAGAAGAATGAAAGGTTGTTTGTACTAAGTGCAACAGTACCTGTTAAATCTTGTAAAGTTACTGTTCGTGTTGCAGTCGGATCAGTAACAACAATTTTGGTAACAAAAGCGTTTGCTGTAGCACCTTCAAACGTTACAGCACCAGCAGAGCTGTCCAGGTACACAGAGTTTGCTGTGCCTAGGGTTCCAGCATAGATTGTTGTTGCTGTAACCGAGGATAAACCAGCAAGCGCCGTTATGCTCGATCCCAGTGCAACGCTACTGCTGCCGATACCAATTGTGGAGTTAGCGAGCTGAGAGTTAGGAATTGCACTGGTACCAAACTGCCCAGTTGAGGAACTGTAAGTAAGTCCGGAGCCTACAGCGACGCTGAGACTTCCACGAATATTGGCATCAGTGACAACAGCAAAATCGTAATTACCAGTCGAGCTGCTATAAGTAAGTGAGCCATAGCCGGTTCCAGTTGTAGATGCTGAAAGTGTTCCGCGAATGTTTGCGGCTGTAACAACGTTATAGGTAAGAACACCTGTCCCGCTGTTATAGCTAATTGAACCAAATCCCGTGCCGCTATTTGTGACACTTAGGGAGTTAAGAAGTGCAAGCGTGCCGCTTGCATCAGGCAGCGTAATTGTACGTGTTGACGTTGGATCGGTAACATTGAGAGTTGTTTTATTGGCATCCGCTGTAGAGCCTTCAAAGACGATGCCGGTGCTGCCAAGTGTGATGCTATTCGCTGCTCCCGCAGCACCTGAAATGACGTTAGTACTGCCTATCAGGGTTGTTGCAGTAACACTCGTAAGGCCAGCGAGAGTACTAGAGGAGCCGCCAAGAGAAACAGATGTACTGCCAAAAGTAACCGAACTATTGGCGAGTTGGGAATTAGGGATTGCACTGGTGCCAAACTGACCGGTAGAAGAGTCGAAGGTCAGACCAGAGCCAACAGCGACACTTAAAGATCCACGAATATTGGCATCTGTAACAACAGCAAAGCTGATGGCGCCAGTGGAAGAATTGTAGCTAAGTGCTCCGTAACCAGTTCCTGTATTTCCAACAGAAATAGCAGATCTTACCCTACTATCTAAATAGTAAAGATTAGAACCTTCAGTTAAATCGCTTGTGGTATTACCAGCAAAATCAACTTTATCAGTTGGAGTATTAATTTCTTGTAGTAGCCCGCTAACCAGAGCAAGCGCCTTACGTGTTGTCATGGCTTAGCTCAAGGTAATAGGAGGTTGAATTTGGATGGCAAATTGAGTTGCAGACGTTGCTTGGCCAACATAAGTAACGTGGTTACCAGCCCCGGAGGGTGGTGTAAAAACAATTGCTCCCGGTGTACTAGAAGACAAGTAGTAGTGATTCCCTGGGCTTAACCCGCTTAATCCAATGATACCTCCAACAAGAATTTGAATTAAATTTCCTGCTGTTTGTGTTTGGTTAGCAAAACCAATAACATGTGATTGTGCTTCTGTACCCGAAGCAATAGCGATACGCGCTTCTCCAGATGTGTGATCTAGGTAAACTGCACTACCTTGGGTAATAGTTTCAGCTGCTGTAACTTTAAAACCTAGATCAACTGGTACAAAAACAGGAAAACCTTCTTTGAGGTCAATGATTGCATCGACAAGACCCCGATAATTAGGAGCGTAGGGTTCTCGTGTCATTGCAAAACCATTTCCTGACATCAAATCGACAAGTGCTTCAATGGCACCTACTATATTTGGATCGTAGGTCGCAGTCACACTGTCATTTCTCCTAGATTTATTTTAGTTGGTTAAACCCTTTAGAATATAAGTAACAAATAACCAGTTTAATGGTGGGGCCAGAGGTTTTCATTGCGGCTGCAGCTGGAGCAGCAGGCGCTTTTGGTGGAATTTCCAAGGCCCACGGTAACTTTCAAGATCGCATCACTCGGCGTTTTGAAAAAGTTGAAAAAGACCTGGACAGCTTGAGAAACACGGTGCTACACGATTACGTTTTAAAAGAGGACTTTTTACGTGAAATGCAAGCAGTCCACAATAAACTAGACCGTATTCTTGATTATTTGATTAAAACTTCTAATCCTTAGGCAGCAGCAAGCCACGTTGTAGTTGCAGCACGGTACACGTAGAGCTTAGAAAGAGCCAAATCATAGTGCAACTGCCCATCAACCGGATTGCTGGGTTTTCCTGAGCTGATAGACGCCACGGCTTTCGGTGTTTGCCAAGCTGATCCATCATAAATTTTTAAAACCTGTGTGCTGGAAGTATCAAGCCACGACTCGCCCTTGGATAGCGATACGTAACCACTAGGGGTTAGGTTGGGAGCGGTAGCCCCAATAAAAGTAGGACCGACTTTAATTAACGTGGTGTTAACGCTATCCGCAAAATACAGACCAGGATCTGCTGCGTTTGCGTTTAAAGCCAACTCTCCAACACCAAGTCGAGTTGGAAACGGTCGGTCGTAAAGGAGAGTAGAGCGTCGGCTAAGAATCTGTACGGTCATAATTAATCGTAAGTCCCAGAATCAACTGTAAATTCTTGACTAATATACGGATTGTAAGTTAAACAATCGAGAATTGTGACAGTATTTGGATCTTCTGTTGTAGTGCCGGGGATTGTGGTGCTTGCTCCGGGTACTGAATAAGGAATCCCGTTTAAATAAGTGCCGCCATTTATTAAACCATATTGGTAAGTGGTGTCGTAGTTGTAAAGAGGTTGATTAAGCATGCCAAATTTTTCACTTAAAATTTGACTTGGCTCTACGTTCAGTAATTTACTCATCATTGCGGACATACGTTCAGTACTGTTTTGCAAAATACCTGAACGATTTAAATCACCACCAGTTCGCCTTATCTCGTCTGTCATCATCATTGTTGCTAGTTGAGGGTCATAATCTGCAACCTGTTGCGGAAGATTTGCGGCTCCAGTAATAGTTTTGCTTCCAACCCACTTCATTCCCTGTTTCATCATTAATAAGCGTTCTGCTGACACTCTGAGACGTTTATTTTCTTTATCAAAACTACTATAAAAGGTGTCTAGATCATCACCCACCGGCTTATCACTCGGCTCTAATAACCAAGCATCAATAAATTGATGACGTTTAATATTGCTTACCGTACAGTATCCATTTGTTGATCCACTAAATGGATACACAACTTGAAAATTATTGTTATCAATAACCTGAGTTACTGTGTATTCTCCAGAAATAGCTGAGCCGCTGGTAAAATCTAATTGAATTTTACCGTTTTTAGCTAAACCATGGTTAACCACACTTACGTTTATATTCGGTCCTGTTTGCTGATATCTGCCTTGACCTAAAATAGGGGTGTTACCTTCATCATGATTAATAGAAAATAAAGCGGCATAAATGTGTTTACACCAACGAAGTTGATAATATTGTAAATTTAAATAAGATTTTGCTGTTGTATCTGCATAGTCAGGTAATTTATAAAATCCGTCTACTGTTGCAATGAAACCAAGATCCCCGTATGTACCGGGATTATCGCGCACGTTACTTATAGTGTCATTTTTATTAATCCTCTGTCCTGGTTTCGTAGAAGTAATCGGGGTTACTGGAAATCTACTATTTTCCGCAGTATCATACAAATTGTACCCCTCACGACGCATATAATCTTGACAAGTGCATTGATAACGAATCTCAGTTGTCAAAAATCTTCCAACTAGAAAGCCACGCTCGGCAGGCTCTGTTGTAACTGGCTTATTGTTTACTGTTTTTGCTCCGTAACTACCATCTCGTTGCAAAATTAATTCATTTGTGGTGTAATCTACGCCAGTCATTGTATACCCTACGTAGTTCCCGTACTCATACCCTGGAATCAAACGATTAACAATTAAACTTCCACCGGTAACTCCACTATCTGTAGTCGTGAATTGTAATTGCGTTGTTGTAGTTACGGTTACAGTATATTGTTTTGACGTAACAGCGCCACCTAAAACAGCTGCAAAAATTAAATTTCCGGTTGATAGCCCGTGCGGCTGTGTGCAGTTAACAGTTACTGTTGTACCTGTCCGGCTGTAGGAAGAAAAGATTCCAGGGTCACGTTCGACTACACGATCTACTAAGCGTTCACCAACTAAGAACGGTATAGGAGGAAAAATTGAGCGCAATCTAACACGTGTTTCTGTCCAACGTATGTCATCAAATGTGGTTGATAGCTGAACATTTACGCCACCAGCTGTAGTGAGTGGTGCTGCAGCAAGACATGTAAAGGTGTTTGCAGTTCTAGCAGTAATGGGAAGAGTTGCAGTAACTGCGGTCCCGCTAGTAAAAACAAGATAAACATTGTCCCCAATCCTTAAATTATGGTTATTCAATGTAACAACAATATTGCTACCAGATTGTACATACGTGGCCGCATCAGCTGTTCCTAAATAACGAACGGCTAGTATTGAAAGCCCGAAATTGTAAAAATTAAATCCGTTTGCATCGCGTATTCCTACAATTTGTTCGTTAATTTCTTGATTATTTGTAGGAAACGTAAAAACACGCGCTGGAATAAAAACTCCGGGGAATAGTTGATATGCACAATACATGCGAAAATCGCCGTATTGCGAGCGTTGTTCTGCAAAAGAACCTAAGGTGCTCTGTGTAATCGTGTATAGTTCATAGCCACGTCTCCAACGTGTCCATAAAGCATCCTGATCGTAAAACCGGATGCGGCTTCTATAATCCTCGTTTTCAGGGGTAAACTTAAACGGATTATCAAACTTATCAAAAGCTGTTTTAGGTTTTTCACTAGGGGTTTTAAATCCTTTAGACAAACCTCCGTCAAACCCTTTAGGTACGCCGCCAAAACCGCTGTTACCAAATGACACTGGTCATCAATAGTAACCGGCTTGCACGCCGACGTAGAACCCGTTTGTTAACGAAGTAGTTCCGCTAACTGACGCGTAAAGGGACTGGCCCCGCTGCAACATTAAGCCCCTCATCTTAGGAGATGTTGTGCTATTTGTGCTGGTAAAATTAGCGCCGGCCTGTACAACAGGATGGTTAATCAGCGGAAGAATGTTTTTTTCAGTTAGGCTGAAGTATTGATTATCGTAAGTAGCCGGAATACTAGCAAAAAATAACGGGTAAAACTGATTTACGTTAGTAACAGATCCTGTTGATACTAAATAAAAACAAACATCAATAGGTAAATAAACACTTACATTACCAGAAGTTGTCGCGCTTGTAGCACTTGTGCCGGTAAAGGTTGTCGACGTAATGCTTGTAACAGTAAGAGTCTCATCAACGCCACTACCGCTTGTATAGTCAAGGTAAACCTTTTGTCCAACTTGAACATTGTGGTTGGCTAAGGTAACAACCTGTGTAGTACCTGTCTGAGAATAGGTGCCGCCAGAGGCTGTTTGAGCGTCGATAAAAATGTTATTACGTTTTGTGTACTGCAGCCAAATTTCGTCAATATAAGCTCCACTGATCGAAGTATCTGTTAATGCGGAGTCAACGTCAAATACTTTGGTAGAGTTACCAACGGCAGTAGGGATCAAGCTGGTTGAGAACGCTTGTCCGGAAGCAACCGTAAGCAGAGTGCTGTTGGTTGCCGGACGGTCAACCATTGCGGGTTGTTTGTTCGAAGATGAGCTGGACACGCTTCTCTCGTTTAATCAGTTAGTCCTATTGTAGCGCAGTTGCTTTCTTCAGTTCTTTTTGACGTTCTTTTTCCGCCAGCCACAGCTCCATGTACTGGAGATCTGCTGCAGCAAACTTCTCAGGATGCTTTAGGGCTTCCTTTACCAGCTTCTTGCGTTTTGTCACTGCTTTTCCTCCGGCTACTTTCTTCCATTCTAATGCGAGCCTTATTCACGGCTTCTTTACGTTTCTCTTTATCTCCTTCTTTTTTTTCTTCAGCAGAAGACTCACCCTTCTCACCTTTCTCCTCGGCCTTGGCTTTAAAATGCGCCAGCAGTTGCGGAGGCATTTTTCCTGTTTTAGTCATAAAAAATTAACCCTCTTGATATTCTAGGCTACGTAACCAGTTTCTTTCTGGGTTTGTTGTTGTTTTTCAATGTCTTCATCGGTCCGGACATCGACCGGCTGACTGGCGGAACTCCTGGCTAAATTAAGATATTTATTTTGTTCTTCTGCCGACATGCCCTGAGATGCTCCAGCCAAGGATTGCATGTATTTTCCGGCCATCCTAGACTTTAACTCAGGATTGACTGGGGTAGCGTCAATAATTTTTCCAACCCTTGTTCCAGGTCCAAATTGCTGTCCCATAATGATTATTGAGGAATGTTGGGGGTACGTAGTTCTGCAGAACCCATCATAGAAGAGGTAGGAATTTTCGGCAAACCCGTTCCCTGAAGTACTGGAATATTGAGGGCTTGGCCAGCCATGCGGCGGCCAGGAGTGCCTCTACTTTGTGTAAATCTTGCTCCAGTGGATCCAGGTCTTTCATTAGGAGCAACATCTCGAGCAATTCCTAAAGTATAACCGCCTGTTTGTAAAGTTTTAACTGCGGGTCGATCGTCTTTGGAAGGAACATAATCCTCTGCATGCCTAGGAAGATTGACGCGTTGATTGAAGCTACCAAGTGTCCTCATTATCTATATACTCCGTTCAAATCATTTTGCTGGGAGTTCCTTGCCAGGTTAACCGGAGGTAGCGGATCTGAATGGGAGCGATCAACTTCTCTCATATAAGCTGGATTGTTCAACTGAAATTGTGGTTTTTCAATTCCGTTGTAAGCCACAACATAAGGGCAGTGCATGGTCTGCACTGTACGCTGCATATTAAATGGGTCATTAAACCCTGCAGTCGTCATACTGCCGTCACCGTATAAGTTTCCGTATGTAACCGGAAAACTTGGTGAGTAACCAGGAACTCGCGCAAGTCTCATGTCATCAAAGTATTGTTAGCATTAAAAGCTGATGCCAACATCGAAAGAGGGTTGAAAAGCTGTCTGGTTTGCATCCCCGAATCTTGCAATAAATTTGATGCGTAGTCATTTAAGAAATCAGTAGTATCTGGATTTTCTTTTTTACCTTGCAAATAAAGATTATAAGTATTTCCGGTAGCAACAGCGGTTGGCGCTACTGTTTGAGCAGCAGAGGCCACTGCAGAAGGTTTACCACCTTTTGTATGAAGAAGACGTATCTCATAAGGATTACCTTGAGGATCCGTTGTTTTAATGGTCCCGTAGCCCTTACCTGGAGTAAAAGTACCAGGTCCTTCCCAACTTAGGGGGGTTCCTGCACCTAGTCCGTAATCTTGTGCTGGATGGTAGGTAGAGGCCCCAGCCGTCGGCGCAACCCTGGGGCCAAATCCTGATGTAATTGGTGCAGCAGGTTTCCATTCAGATCCTTGCTGTTGCCAAAGGGGTGTACGTTCTTTGCCAACTTTTAAACGGGTCAACAAAGAACGTATTGTTTCTGGGTTGACGTACTTACCGTCTTTTAAAACACGTACATCAAGATGCGCTCCGGTGCTGGCAAAATCTTCGCCAGGCTTAGCAACATAGCCAACGTCAAGAAGATCAGCCACTACGCTTCTCCATAACCTCCACCGCTATTAAAAGCAGCAGTCAACAGTGAAATTGGATCAAATAGCGATTGAGTCTCTGAAGTTTTTCCAAGTACTTTAGGAAGATATGAAGTTAAAAAATCTTTTGTATTTGCATCGTCGCCACTCACATAGATATTGTATGTGTTGGTACCGGTTCCGGGTTGTTGAGTTTGTTGCGAAGTTTGCGTTGTTGGGGGATTGTTGGGCAATCCAGCCGCACTTTTTTGTACTTCAGGTAAAAACTGTTTGTATGCACCTGATTTATACGTCGTCCATGCGCCAAAACCTGAAGAATCTTTTACTTGTTTGGCGGCACGCAAGTTTGTCAGTGGGTCAAAAAGTTGTTCATTGCTTTTCAATCCAAATTGTTTACGCCTGGCTGGGCCAAGAGTATCAATCATGTTGATTTGAGACAGCCCGTAAGAGTTGTCACCAGTAGACCTATTATTGTTGTGCGCGTACGGGTTGCCACTGGACTCAGCTTTAATGATGGCAGCCATTGTTTGCGCATCATTGCCGCGGAATCCTGCACCTTGTGCAAGTTGCAAGAGCTGAGCAGAAGTTAATCCCATCGGTCTAGGCTTAGCGGAAGTTGTTTTCGAACATAAGACGAGTGCCAACAGCAGTGTCAGCTGGACCAGGTAAGGCTTGGATAAATTCAGCGCCTTCCCGATCAAATCGATACCGAGCTTGCTCGGGGTTTCGATAATTCGGAACATAAAGATGGAGGGCTAATCGATCCGTCTCGTATATATAAATTGTTGTCCAGGTTTTTAGGGTCTCTTTAAAATCTGAAGTTGAAATCGTACGTGAAACATCACCCGCAATGTTTTCAAGACGATTTTTTGGAACCGTAAAATTATTTACGCTACCCGTCATGTCGGTTTGCTTCTCAGCATAGTCACACCGACTTACCTGTTCAACAATCTTGCTATACCAGAACGAATCTGGAATGTTGTTCACCGCTTCCTCCAATCGGGCTTGGTCGCCGGCAGGGATCGATGTGTTGTTGTATCCCAGGTGCCAGCGTACTTTTGACTGGAGAAAAGTGTCAAGTTGCATTACTTAACAGCGTCGAACGAAAGGTACACGGCATACGTGTACTGCAATCATTCTACACGGATAAGATTTTCGGAGATAATTTCATCCCAGTCAACTCGTTTAATTGCTTTTAGTTGGTCTAAACGAGTAAATTTTTCTCCAGACATAGAAGTCTGGAGATCTTTAATATCCCGAGCAGTTTTTAAACCAACGCCAGGTAGTGCGTCTGCAATTTGTCTGGCACTGGCGGTGTTGATGTTTAACCTGACATCGACAGGAAAGGTTTCTTTATTAGTGGGTTTAGCTGGATTAACTCCTTCTTGTTTGAGTTGAGCTGTCAGCCGTTCTTCATTATTAATTTTCTCTGTTGTTGCGTCTAAATGGGGAACCAAATCAGTTTCTTCAACAAACAGAACTTCGTCTTGCGCGTCCACGCACATGAAAATACCTTCTCCATGCATGGAAACAACTTCAAGCAAAGCACCGGTTGGCTTGTACTGGTACAGCATTAGCTAGTGAAATCACAACTACCAGTACAATACCAAGGTTTACCTAAAAATGCTAGGCCAATAAAAAAGCGGGCCACTAGGACCCGCTTGATTACTGATTCTGAAAAATAGATCAGGTATCGTCGCCGCCCACTTGAGAGGCGAAGTCGATGTAGCCTTGGATATCGTTCCAAGACACGGCAGGAGCAACCTTGATGTAGTTAATACGAGCAAGGATGTAGGCTTTCTTGCCAGCTGCAATATCAGCGTCAGAGATGTACACGCCGCCGCCGGTAGCGGTGGTGGAGGTGACAGCAGTCACCGTGGTCACACGGAACGTGGTGTCCGAAGTGAGCTTGTACACCATTTGGTTATCAAAACCGGTCAGCTTGGCAGCACTGGTATCAGTGGTGGCAGCAACAACGGAGCTGAGGAAAGGAACAAAACCGCCAGTAGTACCGCCGCCAGTGGTGGCAGAAGAACCTTGGGCAATTGTGTTGCTAGAAGCAGTCAGCCAGGAGCTGGCGGCTGCGACACCATTGAGCTGAGGAGAGGCGGTCACACCAACGGGGTTGCCGCTGGAGGTGGGGCCAAGCATCAGAATGTCCGAAGCGTTAGTGAACTTCAGATCAGCAGTCACGGGATCGGCAGGGAAGCCGGGAGCCGGATCAGCAGTGGTACCAGCAGGAACGTCCTGAGCCACGGCGATAGAAGCACCGTAAACATAGGAAGGAGATGCGCTGGAGCCGGGGACAACCAGGGTAGGGATGTTGTCACGAACGCGGTCGTCAGGACGGCGATCGGGAGAAGGGATGATCAGATCCAGGCTCTTGTAGCTGGAGGCAGAGCCACTTGCGTTGCTGATGGGCACATAACCAATCAGTTCATAAGCAGCAAAGCCAGGCCAACCACGCACAGCTTCAGAGTTGAAGGAGGAGAGGCGGTTGATCTGAGCACCGGGCTGGAGAATGTTACCAGCGTTAGTCTTGTAAGTTGCCATTGTTAGTTACCTCCTATCCTCAAATGATGGTGAAAGCGGAGGTGATGAAGTCCTTGTTCAGGTTAGCAAAACCGGCGTACAGCTGCCAAATCAGGATGATGAAGCGGCTGAAGTCGTCGTTGTTGTTGATCAGAACCTGAGCATTAGGACCACCGATACCCACGCCAACGGCTTGAGGTCCGAAGAACAGACCAGGAGGAGTGGTGTGAGAAACAGCACCAGCACCGTCGCCAATGTCAACAGTGATGGATTTAGCAGCAAAGTTAGTGGATTCGAAGAACCGCACACCTTCAAACACAAAGCCTGTAGGCATCACGGGTTCGCCAGCCACGAACATGGCCTGACCATACTGACCACCGCCATAGATTGCTTGGTTAGGACCAGCAGAACCCATCAGGGGGTTGCCTTGACCCATGCCAGGATAGCGAGCAACTTCGCGGAAACCTTGGTCAGCACGGAGATCGCGCATGAACGAAGGGTCAGCAATACAACGGTAGTAACCGTCTTGGAACACAGGAACGTTCCGCTTGCGCAGCTGACGAACCACTTCCAGGAGGTCGGTTTTGACGTTGAACTTGTAACGCTCGGAGGCATACTCAGTTGCGGTGTAAGCAGAAAGAGCAGTGGAGCTGGTGCGGGTCTTACCGTTGGGGTAGTAGTAACCACCTTGGGTATCGCCGGAAGCGCCACGAGTTTCCGATTTGGCCATCTCGTCGAGGAACACACGGTCCCTCCAACGACGATAGTCGTCAAGCAGAGTCAGCGAACCGATGGACTGGTGGAACATGTTAAGGTTCCCGGTGTCCAGCAGCAGACGCTGCGCGGTCATCAGAGTTTCCCGAGCAATTTTAAAGGTGCTGGGAAGGTTGGAGTTATTCGGGTCAGCAGGACCGGTGTACTCACGCAGAGACACCAGCACTTTGTCCTTGACGATAGCCCGGCTGCTGGAGGTACCGATCGTTTGATCTTGAGTACGTTCGCGGCTGGTCTTGGTACCAGGGTTGCCCCAGAAGCGGTACCGATCAAGTTGCACGGTCTGACCGGGCTGTTTTGTGAAATCATGGACAACGACAGGCTCGGCTGCCATTTCCACGATGTAAGCCGGGTGGGGGCGATAAAGCTCCGCACCTAACAGCTTAGGAAAATCATTATCAATGAACATGTGGGTTACTCAGCGTAAAGAAGTTAGCTGACACCAGAGGAAAAGTCCTCTATGCACATGGAACAAATGTTCCACTGATAATTATTATAACAACAACTTACTTATAGCCGTTATTAACTTCCGGGAACAAACCCACCGCCAACGACGTTCCCTGGGTTGTAGTAGTTGTTTGGCAGCTGGCCCATTTGATGATAAGGATTAACTGTTTGGGTCTTATCCTGCATTGCGATTTGCTGTGCTTGGATTTCAGGTGTCAGGCCTCGACCGGCTAATTGTTGCATGGCACCCAACTGAGCCGCTTGCTGAACTGCATCGGCTGCTTTTTGTTTGGTACGAGCTTTAGCTTTGGACTTAGCTTGTTTTGCTTTAGAAGAATCCATAATCAACCCCGAGCACGTTGTTGTGCTGCTTTTGCTTTAAGTTGTTGAGCGGCCATGACAGCTCCACCAATTGGAAGTTGCCCCGTAAAAGGCATTGCTCCGGTCATCATGCGCTGATCCATGGCAACAATATTATCTTGAGTAATTTGAGCGGCTTTCGTGTTGTGCGGTGCCATTAAGCCGTACATGGGGAGAGGGGAACCGAGTTGATTCAGCATCAGGTACCCATCAGACAGGTTTGCTGGCATCGGCGCAGATTGGACATGTGGCGAACCAATTACTGCTGCTGAACCAGCTCCCCGTTGCCTGGCATATTGATCGCTATTTCCTGCAATTAACTGTTCTTGAATGTTTCCGGCCCCATAAGCGACGAGGTTGGGGGCCGTCATTGCGCCTACGGGACCACCAGCAGTGCCGATCTGAGAAAGAAATTGAGAGGCCCGATCGCCAACGCTAGCTTTTCCTGCCATGTTTATAATCCTTAGTTAAAAAAGGAATTGTTCTCTTTGTTTATTATTCTAAACTTAGTTGATCAATAAACAATTGGCATTTGCACGCCAAGCTGCGCACCTAAGTTACGTCCTGCCATACGTTCTTTTTTCTTTTTACCTGAACCAACAGCTCCGGCAGCGGCAGTACCTGCAGCAAGGGCAGCAGTTCCAATTCCACCTAAGCCTAGTGCTGCCTGACCAGCTGGCCCCAAATTAAGTAAATTCTGGCTGCCTGAATGAAGAACGTTTGAAATTCCAGATAACGAAGGCTGCGCACTACCCATCATTCCACCTTGTTTAAAAGCCGCATCACCTACGTCAGCAAGTACGTTTGCACCCTTTTGAAGAACACCTGCGCTTTTGGTTGCAATATTTGCACCAACCGACTGCATTGCTGGATTAAGTTGCAAAAGAAAAGCAGCAGCTTGATCACGAATAGCCATATTAACCAATAAAAAGGGGGCAGCCTTTGCTACCCCCTATTCTACGTTTAGTTAATTTCTCAATAAACGGTGTTTACTCGTTTTCCGAGTATCACTCCATAACCAGGAGCTTCTGACGGAACACTTCGGGGTTGGCCGAAGCTTGGTTCAGATAGCGCCAAGCGTTTGCAGGATCGCGTTCGGCCAGGGAGCCGAAGCTATTCCAGAAATCGCCAGGGTTGCCTTGAGCTTGAGGCTGCGGAGGAGCAGGCATTTCAGGACGCTGAGGAGCCACAGGAGCAGCACCAGCAGGACGTACAAACTGTTGACCCACTTGCTGACCATAGGCAGGAGTTTCATCGGGAACCGGATAAGGACCGTTTTCGCCGAAGAACTCACAAGTGTAATCAGCCAGGACATCAGGATCAGTCAAGATTGTCTCATAAGCACGGTGCTCTTGAGACATTTCCTGAAGGAGGTTAACGGCCTGAATCAACTGTTCGTTGGTTTGAATCAGGGCGTCCTCAATTTGGCAAGCGTAGTTGTTGAGAACAGCTGGGGCATCTGCACCAAAGTAATCAATAACTTGCAGGCTGGCTTCACTTACCCCGTTTGCGCGGAGCTGGTCGGCTGTAATTTCCTGCGAAGTTTGGGAATAGCTGTTGGAGTAGGCCTGGTTGCTGTTGATCCCAGGCGAATAGGTCTGCATCCCCTGGTTGCTGTACTGAGTTGGTGCTACCGGGGAACTGTAATTGGCCGGGACGGTTTGTTGCGTCGCGGTCGATTGTTGACCCTGGAAGGGGAATTGGACGGGCGAACTCAGGAGCCCCACCAGGCTGTTGAACGCCGACTTGTAGGGATTGTCCGCTTGCGGGGCTTGCTGTGGAGCTGCCTGGTACGCTTGGGGGTACGACGCTGTAGGGCTGTACTGGGGTTGAGACACCCCCATCTGGGCCTGCATTTGCGGGGCTGGGGCCACCGCTGTTTGGTAGGGCGCCACCCATTGGGAAGTTGTTGCCACCGAAGGTGCCTGCGCTGCCGTCTGCTGAGTCACGGGCGCCGCGTAGCTGATCGGCTGGGTCGGGGATACTTGGGGTGCCGATTGGGTCGGCATTGCGGTATCGGCCTGCATAGGTTACCTCTTTTTGTAGGCTTTCGAGAGTTCGGTAAAGGAAGGGGGTGAGATCAAGTCTCGGATCCGCAGCCATCGGTAAATTCGGCTGCTGCGGATGGGGGGTCCTCATTTCTTGATTTACGAGATCAATAAATGTGGCCATTGCCCTCTGTACTTCTCCCACCATCCGGAACGGGAATCCGCTGAGCATGCCAGCAACTTCGTCGTCCGTTTTTGAAGGGAATAAATACTTCAGTGCTTCTATGCTATCAACACCTAACTCCTGCAGGTTTCTGGTGAAGATTGATTGATTAAGTTTGTCTTGCGTGGTGTCTTCATAAACAGGTCCCATCCACCGCCAGCGAACCGTTCTGTCGCCGTCTGGTGCTAATCCAAGAACCCCCGGTGGAACTTCCTTTGTTTGGACAGCGTTGTCGATTGCTTTTTGAAGTTTCTTTTCATATGTTGCTTTTTGTTTCTCGTATTTAGTTTGTTGAGCCTGGTCGTTTGGATCTTCAGGAGGATCAGGATATTTAATTCCGGAAGCATAAGCAAGGGACTTACGGAAGATCTGCTCCTCCTGGAAGATCATTAGCTCAAGACACCTGCAAATACCGTAGGTATAAAGTTGCAAGCATTTTTTCTTTGCTGTAGCACTTACTCGCCCATAAGCTGATTTAATCTCCGTAGCAGTTACATTAGTAATACTAAGGTCGTCGATACCACCTAGGGCAAGCCGGATCTCACTACGAAGCTGTTCGGCATACCGTGCCTGATCAGCACTTACTGCATTAGGTGTAATAAATCCGACACGATCTGTCGGCTCCAGGTTGGCAATAACCCGTGGCACCCGCATGCCACTTCCGGGCTTACCGTAATAACCAGGTGGTTGTCTCGTTACGTTATCTGATTTATAAGTAGAGCTTGACAAACTAAATTCCGATTGGAACCCCGATTGACTGGAAATGCTGGGGCGTTGCGGTATGTCGCCGTCTGTTTTTTCAATGATGTCTTGTTTAGGACGAGACGAAAGAAGCGTCGGATTACCAAAGAAAGAAAGGTTTGCCCGGATGTTTTTAACCATCTCATCGTGGGCAATAATTTGATTGGCAAGCCACTCAAACTCACCATGCCCATCTGTACCAAAAGCATCAGGATTATTAAAAACTTCAACACACGGAATAAACTCCATGGTGTTAACTGTTTTAGTTGTGTTTCCGAGCGTGGCAAACTCAACTGACGTATCAAATGTCAGCTCTTGTTCGCTATGGCACTCTTCAATTTCTGTGGCTGTGATCCGCAGCCGCATGTAACGTTTATCCGTTGAAAGACCAACGCCGCCAAAACCACGGCTGGATTTAACTTTGTAAGGATAAATAATGATTACTTCTTCTAAGTCACCCTCTGGAGTGTAATAAGTGCGGTAGGCGTCCTTATCAAACCAATACAATCGATATGTTTTCTTAGTGGGTCGAATATAGAAAAGCCCTTTGCCGTAAGACAGGAACCTATCCCAAATAGAATCAAGTCGGGCGTCCAGCTTGTTAAATTCAATAACTTGCTGAATAAAATCAAACCGTTGCGTTCCAAAATTATCTTGTTCTGGATAAAACTCAACGCCTTGTCGAATCCCAAACATCTTCATCTGGGATAGATGGGCGTTCACCAGCATGGTATCGGCGCCGCCATCCGAATCCCTGTTGACGACTGACCGGATGAAATCGTCTAGAACGGTTTTGTTTTCGGACATTCGTTGGGAGACTCTTTAACTATTATGCCTCAATTTCGTAACCGGCGTGCAACCTTTTAAGGGTAATCACATCATCTTCCACTTCAACGTCAAAGCGTTCCCCAGGGACAAGGCCCATGTCGTGGCAGAGCTCGTCTGGTAAGGGCACAACGGCAGACCCGTATGCATCCTGATCTAGTTCAATGATGTAGTAGCCGGTAGACATTGCGGAGTGATTTTATAAGTTTAAATCGTCAATACTCTAACTCTAGTTTTCCTCTGGTCATCAAACCATTGCAGAGCCAAATTAACGCGTCGACGCAGTCGTCGTGTGAGCTGACTCCAAAGTTTACAATCTCATCGGTAAGAGCTTGAAATTTACGATATTTGTTAAAAACCAGTTTTCTTTGCTCAAAAAGCCCCATAATCCCCCTAAACCGCGCAACTTTGTCGCCACGGAACCCTTTGACTGGATGCCAATTGATGTTGTAAAGACCGTGCTCACCGAGGCAGATACGTTTAAAGTCTGCTTCTAGCGAAGCTTGGTAGGCCACCGCTTCAGACCACACGTCAATGTTGTTGCCGCTGGCGTGATAATTGTTTCCGTCTTTATGTACAATGCCCCACTCATAACACATTTCCATCAAGGACTCCAACTTCTCCAAGTTCCCCATGATTCGGATTCGTTTGCAATCAATAACGTGGATTTTGTCTCCGACGCGGCCTCCCAACACCATTACGGTGTAATCGTTTCTTTCTCTGACGCCAGCGGAAAGATCAACTCCAATGCCAAGGGCATCAAATTCTGTAGAAATCTGCCCCTTAACAATCAGATCTGGTGAGATCGATAGTTCACTGGTCTGAACAATTTGGTTTTGATACTGAAAACTGAAACTGATAGGAGCTTGACGACGCCGATCTTGCAGATACTCCAAAGACCACATATCGGGCCAATAGGAAATCTCATCTCCTGAATCATCAACAGTGATTGCGGATTGAACGATTTGAACCCAGTCATTTACAGGAGTAAAGGTTGTGTTGTGAATGTCGTCATGGCGGAACCTGGTGCCAAGGCAGATTGCCCTGCCCCCTTCAAACATAGTTGGAACAATAACTGAGTTCCAGTTATCTTCCATCATTTGCCTAATGTCACGGTTTTTAATATCATCGGCGCTCTTGACCACGTCGTCGAGTATACAATTTGCTACACAATATCCACTTTTTCCCGCAAAGAAGTTATGGTTTTCTGATTCTGTTTCAAGGTCATAGACATACTCCGATTCAGTGCAAGTTCTTGAAATAGCGGTAACGGTAACTCCAAAATCTTTGCCTTCTCCGCTAATTGGTGGTAACCCACATGACATTGTCTGCACAAGGTAATTAAATTTGTTAGCACGTTGTTCTTCGGGTTGGCATCGATATGATGGACTACCAAACTGCTTCGGTTTGCTTGTTGTTTTACAGTCAACATGCGTTCCTGCATACTGCAAAGTGCACATTGCATACTGTCGCGTTTCAGGACGGCTTGACGCAAATCCGGTCGGTTTGGTCTGCTGTTGCCGTGTTTCCAGCGGGGGTTTGTTTTCCCACGCATCTTCTTGGAATGTGCTTTGGTAGCGCAAGCCTTTGAACAGCACTGTCGTAGATGATTTTTCGGACGAAAAAGTGTTAGACACTCTGGACAGATTTTTGAACTCAGTGTTTGTTTTGCCAGTCCCGAACAAGTCTTTGAGCAACAAAACATTTTGGCTTTGCTTTTGGATAACACCTGCCTCCAGTTGGTGTTCACCTGGAACTCTTTCCAACACTGCGGACACACTGTTTTGATTTGAACCCCGCAAGCAATTGGAAAGCTCAATGAGCTTGTCATTGACTTGTAGATCGTTGGCTGCAATGATCCCGCGTCCGGGGATATAAAAAGGGTGTTCCGGGGTTGTCCGTAAGATATCTCCACGGCTTGTTTCCACGTGGACAAACCGGTCGGTAAGGCGGCGAGACACTCCTCGTATTCCAGACCACTCAAGGCGACCAGTTCTTGGGTTAAGGGTCGGAACTTGATAATCTCCTGGTGCTTGATAAATGTCATGGATGGTGACTGGGCCACGTTGGGTATGGACAAGTGTATCACCTGTTAGGCAAAGGTGTGAACGTTTCGAGGTCACTGCACCTTTAAGACCTGCACAACAAATGGTAAACTCTTCTTCACCAGTAGATTTAATCCCTGCAAACTTCCAATCAATGCTCCAGTACTCGTTGGAGTTGATCCCTTTGGCAATTTTAACCATTGGGAAAATTTCTCTATAAGTCTTGCTCTCTTCAATAATTCGCTTGATTGCAGCGCTCTTAGGCCGTGCAACATCAACGGTATAAGAGATATAAAGAATTTTTAATGGCTTTTTGTGAAGAGCATGTACACCAATAGACCAGGCCGTGTATAGGCCAAGCACGGTCGACTTGGCCGATCCTCGGGGAGCCAAGATGTCAATATTTGGTCCACCGATCCCAATTAAACACTCAGTATTGTCGCCAGTGCAGAGGTAACGATGCCACTCTTTATGGTGTGCAGCAGGAGGCTTATCTCCAACAACATCACAAAAATAAGCAAAATCAACACGCGCTTTTTCAACGTCAATGCCGGTAGAGTTTTTAACAACCTGTTGTTTTGCCGCAGCACGTGCTGTTCTGCGGTAAACGGAATACAATGAAGTCCCTGCCATGCGCTTACCTTAGCGCACCAAACCTTAGGACTCCTCTTGCAGGATCTTAGTCCACACACCCATCGAAGCTTCTTGAAGTGGTCCTTCGATCGGGTCGTCACGGAAAATCAACAGCATCTCTCTGAGAGCACGATCGGCGCCAGCAAGGATTAATCCTTGTTTGTCAGTAAGGTGCTTTTCATCGTTAAGTTGCTTGATTGAACCTCGCAGCTCTTTTTGAAGCATGGCGATACGGGCTGCACCCATATCCTGTTTGATCATGCCAAGATCAATGGCATCTCGAAGTTTGGAAATATCCTGTTGCATGGCATCGATCTCCATCTCCAAGATTCCGTTAAAATTTCTTTTTTTGAACTCTTTCTTGGCCCACTCGTCGCACTCCACAATGGTACCTGTAAACCCTAAAAACCGGGCATACAGGTACATTTGAATTGGAGAACTAACTTGTTTACAAAAAGCAAGAAAAGATTCGCGGTCTTTTTCGGTTAAAGACTGAACCCAGTTTTGCATTGGTAGGAAGCGTTAGGTACTTATTGTAACGCTTTTATTCGACAAGTCCTGGTTGTGCAGAGCTAGGTTGCGATGCTCGGGGACCACCGCCAACGCGATAAGCGTCTTGAGCCCAGTTGTACTGCCTGCCCATGACGTAATTTTGCTGCATGTTTTGTTGCAGATTTGTTTTACGAGTTTGCTCCCCGGTTGCCACAGTTCCGGCACGTTCTTGCTCACCCTGTGTAGCAAGTGTTGCCCTGGTTTCGGCACCAGTGGCCTGAGTCTGGCGGATGTCTTGAGTCGTGAAGAATTCTTTGTTCTGTTGATCAAGTTGTGCGCCGAGGGTCGCGTTGAGTCGAGCCTGTGCTCCGGACACTTCGTTCAACGCAATTTGAGTTTGCAACGACTGCGTTGGCACTGCTACCGGAGGTGGCGGCGGCGTCGGTGCCTTTTTCTTTGAGCTTTTCTTACCCATGATAGCTTTAGTTCTTAATTAACAGTATAACAAAAGGATTTAAATCAAGCCATCCGGAATGTTGTTCCTGAATATTTAGCTGGACCTTGACCAGCCGCTAGCCACTGCTGGGCCACTGCTTGATCTCTTAGAGCTTCAGAACTGGCCGCAGTAGCGATTTGACCCTGAGCAATTTGATTTCTTAATGCTTGTGCAGTTGGTGTTTGTTCTTTGGTAAGAAGAAACTGAGTGCTTGCCCCCAGATTGCGAGCCGTTGCTTCAGCCGAAGCTGCGCTTAAGTACGGGTATAGGTCCGACAGTTGTTGGCGGGTTGTATTAGCACTCAGTTGAGCACCAAGTTGTTGTAATTTTAAAATTTTCTCAAAAGCTAGATCTTCTTTACTTTTTACTTCCGGAGAAACGGAGCTACCTGTAGCTAAAAAGTTTTGAGCTCCGTATGCATCAGGAGAAATGAGTCCAGCGGAAGGTTTGTAAGTGTAACTTTTTAACCAATCAATTGCGTTTGGCGTAGTAAAACCAAACTGGTTAGGCGGATTTGCACTGGATAAAGAAGATGTTTTAGCCATCAGCTGTACTGGTATTGGGCGCTCAGTGCGCTGCCAAGTTGAGAGGCAGCGTTTGCGCCGATTTGTTGAGAAGTACGATAACCGCTCTGAAGCATGTCAGCAGCAGTTGCAATGTTCTGACGAACTTGAGCAGCCGCCATCAAACGATCCAGTTCGTTCTTCTTAACTTGCTCGGTGATCGGCATGTATGCAAGAGCATCTTTAACCCTCTCGTTGCGTTGGAGTTGAGCTTCTAACCCCGCAGCAACACGTGCAGTATTACCGATTCCAGTTGTTACGTCTGCCAACGAAATAGGACGATTCAGCTGTTGCTGGAGTTGCGACAGTGCTTGTGTTTGATCCAGTTGATTTTGAATATCTGCAAGTTTCTGTTGCTGCTGTTGAGCAATGGTTGTGGCGGCGCCTACAGTTGGACCAGCAGCTTTACCTGCTAACCCAGTTGCACCAGCTGCAAGGGGAGCTGCCAATCCGCCGGCAACGTTGCCGCCAAGAAAAGCTAAAGGTGTTGCAATAGCAGCTGCGGTAAGAGGAGCAACAGGACCTCCTGTTAATTTCATGAGGGCTCCGGTCCCTTGCCCAAGTGCTTTTTGACCTAAAGCTGTTCCCGCTAGCTTAGTTCCAGCAAAACGTCCTAACTTTTCTCCACCGTAACCAAGGCCAAGTCCCAGACCACCGCCGAGTAAAGAAGCACCTGCAACTTGCAGAGGATTTTGTCCTTCTTGTGCGGCTTGAGAACCTGCTTGCCAAGCACCAACTGCTGCGGGGATCCCCATTGACGCAAGACGTGCTAACAAAAGTGGATTCATAATTATTCTCTCTTAGTAG